CTTGAACTTGCAGATAAAGCTTGCAAGGTTACGGGTTGCAACCCTGTCATGGTAAGGGACTTGTAAGTCCGAGACTACGACTATTCGCTTAATCGTCATCCTCATCTTCGTAATCGCCTAGCCTGTCTGGCTCAACTGGCTCAGGCAAAATCCAGCGCGGATACGACATAGGTTCAACGATGATTGCCAATGCTAAATCGACATCAAAGCCTGCTCTGCGTAATGCCCGATACATTTCCTGCAAGCTGATAGCCCAAGCATCGAGTGCGCTGTAAGTATCCAGATCGATTACTTTTTTTCTTGCCATGAGAAAATTATCGCTCTAGAAGTATGTTATAGATCTCATCGACACGCGAATGCAGTCGCTTAATCTCTGTTAGTAAATGGGTAATGACAAAGCCTGACAAGCCACCTAGCGTCACTAGCGTAGCGATGTAGAGCTGAAAAAAATCTGTCTGTGTCACTTTTTAGGACTCGCGTATCCGAATACACCTGATAGCACAGCCCACAGGATTGCGCGGTAATCTGCCTCAAAGTTGCTTGATGCCCAAGCTGCTAGGAACGCTCCAGCGGCTAAGTATGCAGGGTGCTTGATCTTCATTATTCTCCGCCTAACATAGGTATTTGATAAAAAGAGCCATCATTGTCAGCTTCTTTCTTAAAGCTGAAATGCGCGTGCTTTTCATGTTTGTTAGCCCCTGTGTACTTACGCCATCGCCATCCGAGGATAGGTGAGGCAATTCTGCCGTTGAAGATGATGTAGGAAATGCGTTTCTCAATGCCAGACTTGCATAAGATTCGAATCTGATCAACAAGATCGGGCATGACATCGGGCTTGCCGCCTTTGAATAAATCAGCATCGCAGTCCCAAGCCCGAACCCAGCCTTGCTCATCTGGATTATGATCAGACTTGCGAGCAGCGTGTCGGGTATCACCAATCCAGCCATCCGATAGCCTGTCACGATCTGGGAATGAGTCATCGATCTGCTCTCTTAGTTGGATCGCAGCCCTAGAGAGTTTTACCTTCATCCAAGTAGTAGCTTCGCTTCATCCTCTGTAATACCGAGGCGAGTAAGCAGCGCGGTTTTTGCAGCTGCACGATCAGCTTCGATTGTTGAATCTGCAGCTTTTAAGCGTGCAATTTCATCTTCAATAGCTTTTGCTGTTGGTGCTGTACCTTCAAGAATGTCCCATTTGATAGTAGAATAATCTTGATTTTGAAATGAAAATTCTGAATTAGGTCTAAGAGATTGAATTGCTCGTGTTAGGTAGTCCATTTAAGCACCGATTTCCATGAGAGTTATTGAAGAGACCTGACTTGAACGCTGCAGAACAACCGTTCCAGAATTGGAAGCGCTTGCCACTCTCCATTGGATTTTGTAAGTAGTCGATGAAGTAGTCGCAGGATTATCAAGATAAAGAATAGAAGCAATTTGTGCATTTTGTGCGGCATTTGCGCCTGTGCCGACATACACATAGAGTCCCTCGGGATCACTCGTGTAAATGTTAGTTGAATTTCTTACGATTTGCCACCCTGCTCCGGCTTGATCTGTATTTCTTGTAAAAATAACAGGCTGATTAATCATTACATAAATTTTAGAACTTGCTGATGTTGGCGTAATTGCAAGTGTTAATCCACTATCTGTAAATGATGTGCTTGTGATGCTTGTTTCAGTTGAATAAGTTGCATTGACAACTTGCAAAACTTTGCCACCACCCGAAGCAGTTGCCCACTTCAATCCTGTTGTTTCTGCTGAATCAGCTGTAAGGACTTGTCCGTTTGTTCCAACAGGAAGGCGCGCAAAAGCATCTGCACCTGTACCACCAATTAAATCACCTTTAGCATCGATTGCCGTTGCCATAGAATTCGTAACTGTGACTGTGCCAGATGTGCCGCCGCCTGAGATACCTGTACCAGCAGTAACACCTGTAATGTCTCCAGCTGCATCAGTTACCCATGTGAAGTCCATGTCTGCGTTTGTTGCCTTAGCCAACACTTGACCAGTAGTGCCACCTTTAAGATCAACCAGAGATGAGTCAATAGCATTAACCGCTGTGCGGATTGCTAAGGCTCCATTTTTAACTAGGTCGGTATTGTCTGGCTCTGGCCAGCTAAAATTCGGACTTGTTGCCATTTATGCTAGTACTCCTGTCGCGTTGTTCCAGTCAAGTGTAGCAGTTACACCTGTCCAAATTACTGAGGTTGGTATGATTGTTTCCCATTGTGTGGTAGAGAGTGAGAATTCCGTTGCTGTAATGTAGAGAGTTAGATCCACAAAAGTAGGGGTTGCCCTAAGAGCGATGTTTTCGACAAAGCCCTCAAAAGTACCGCCTAAAAGGTTAGATGGTAGATTGTTGATAATCACAGGCTGACCGAAAAAGATATTGATAAGGCTGTCTAAAACAGCAGAAGGCAGGTCTGGATTATCTAGGCGGAAGGTAATAGCCTCAAGAGAGCCTTTAGCCGTCTTTCGCAGATTAAGCTCTCTAGTGCCAATATCGGTTATGTCGACAAGGTTCTTGATGTTTGACTCAAAGGATCGCTCATATAGACCATAAGTGGCTACAGAGGTCGGCTCTGATGTGCTGTAGGTTGAAGCGTATCCTGTGCCGTATTTATAAATCAGGCTGTTGCGAATGCGGTTTGTTTGAGTCGTTGAGCGGATAGTGTTAGGGCTTGCATAAGAGCCATTAAGAGCCGTGTAACCATTAGCAGCTAGATAATTGCTGCGATGGTCTGCATCATCATAGGAAACCAAGCCATTTTTTTCTTCATGCATTTGACCAAGCGCGCTATTAGCAATCTGATCTGTCAAGGTGTTTGACTTAGCCGTAGCCGATGCCGCTAAGTTAATCATGGTGTAAAACCCTGAGTCAATGTTTCCAATGTAAGACTCAGCATCTTCCCATGTAGTAGTTGCTGGGTATGTGTCCCATGTCAAAGTCGGGGTTACTTCATCCCATGTAAGATTTAGGACATCATCTACGATGGCTGCAATCTGTGCGCCATCTAATCCTTCTGCAAGAGCTGTGTTATAGATAGACTTAGTAAGCTTGGCTAGGTAGCCTACACCCAAGATTCTGCCATAAGTAATAAAGTTTGTTTCCTCTGGACTGCGTACTCCTACAGAGAAGTCCGAAACCTCACCACCATACATAGTGACATAAGTCCCAGAACTATCTTTAAGCTCTAAAGTAATTTTGTCTGTGACATCGATGGTAAAGGGTGATCCATCTGTGTTAATGATGTCTACTTGGCAGTAACCTGCTGTGCATTGTTTATCAATGTCTAGCCGACCAGCCGAGAAAGATACAGCAGTAACAGTCGTATATACATCATCGCCAACAGTTACACGCCATTCAGGTAGCCAAGTCATTACTCGAACCCTGCAACATCTACAGTGCCGCGATTTCCAGCACTTCTAATAATCTCTACGACTTTTTCTGCTACAGCATTAGGATCTGTAAAAGGATCGCCTGTAACAGTTACTTCAATCTTAGTTGAGCCGCCTGTTGCTGTTGTTTGTGCTGCTGCGGCTTCTGCTGCTCTAAATGCTTCTAAAGTAGATACATTGGCTGCCGCTGCTGTTGCTGCTTTAGCCGCTGCTTCTGCGGAAGCTTTAGCAAGAATAGCTGCAACTGTTTCGGCTGCTGTTTTGTTAGCAGCATCGATAGCATCTTGGGCTGCTTTTGCTGCCGCCGCTGTGCTTGCAGCAGTTTCCGCATTTAATTTACCCAAGGTAGTAGCGGCTTCTGCTTGCGCTTTTGCTACTGCATCTGCCGAAGCCTTGTTCGCTGCTGCGATTGCAGCGGCACTTGCTGCTGCCGCTGAGGCTGTTGCTTCTGAAGCTGTTTTGTTACTTGCTGCGATAGCCGCTGCGCTCGCTGCTGCGGCTTCTGCTGCTGCCTTAGAAGCTGCCGTAGTTGTCGCTGTTAATGCAGCATTAGCTGCTGCCGTTGCAGCTGCTGCATTAGCTGAGGCTGTGCTATAAGAGGATGACCATTCTGTTAAGTTAGGTCTAATGACTGTAGTTGCCACAGAGTTAGCAAAAGATGACCATTCACGACCATTGGCTTGAATCTGTGTCTGCACAGCAAACATCGAAGCAGTAAGAGCATTTATTGATGCAGTAAGTGGATCGACCTTCCATTCACCGAATGGGTCTTTCATTTCTAAATCTTTAATAGAAGTCAAAAGATCTGATAACTCTTTAGATTTCTCTTGAGCCGCAGTTAAAGCCTTTTGGTACTTTTCAATGTTAGTAAGGTTTTCTTCCTCGATCGCTTTCATTAACTTTAGGCGTATCTTATCTTCTTCTGAAATCTTACCCTTAAGAGCTGCTTCAATCTGGATCTTCTGTAGATCAAAGACTGCTCTAGCTTTAGCGAGCTTAAGACTTTCCTTGTTAATCTTAAGAGTGTCTTTTGCTACTTTTGTCTGCGCGGTCTGAGTCTTAGGAAATTGTCGAGTTAAATCGGCTGGAGGTCCTTGAGGAAATCCCCCACCAGTAGAAGCACCTTTACCTAAGCCACGAAGGATTTGTAAATAGCTGCCAAGAATAGGAATCATGCCAACATTGAAACTGCCAACGCCCGGCAATGCTTTTAACTTTTCAGATAATACACCAATGCCACGAATTACATCTGCTGTATACAAAGCTGCATCTTGCATGTTATCTGCGAGATCTTGAACAGAGTTATCCTCGCCTAGTCCTTTAAGTGCATCGATAATCCCAGTACCGATAATCTCTTGCACATTGGCAGAAGCAACTGCAAGCTTGTCCATCGAACCCTGAAAAGTTGCTGCTGCCGCTGTTGCTGAACCCTTGAAGGTATCGGCTAACTGTGTAGTTACATCATAAAATGATTTAGTCTTAAGATCTGCTTTTGAGATACCTACACCTAAACGAGTAAGTGCTGTGTTGTTACCCAGATATGCACGACTTAAAGCAGATGTAACAGAACCTAAATCCTTGCCTGTTGCAGCACTAACATCTAAGGCTAGATTAAGAAGTCTTTGTGATTCTACTGTGTCGCGTGTAGCAATAGCCAATGATTGATAAGCAGGGCGTAGAAGATCATCAACA